AGGCTGCAATACCTGAAACGTCCGACTCATCCCGGTGTTCATGCAGTCTTGGATGTTTGGGAAGAGCAGTTTCACAACTGGTGGGAGGATACGGGGCTTTGTCCTGTTGACCTGTCTCAAATCAAACATGGTTTGGGGTATATGGTACGGAATCGAGTAAAGCGTTTATCCGGGGGTCCGGAGGAGCCAACTGACTATGAGTTTCGATTTGAAGCAGTGCATGATTCTACAATACCATTTGATAAAAAAATAAAAAACATAACTGAGAAGGGTGAGATTATGGAAAGTGAACTTAAACCACAGCAGCTGCAGCTGCTTTTGGCTCGGAATGGAGCACATACTTGTCCGGGTAGATTTTATAGGATACGTATACAGAACTATTTCGGTCAGAGGAGAGCTATTTGCAGAAGGCTCGTTCTTCA